AAGTACCAGTCGGTCATGGCGGGCAAGGAGGAGCTGGATGGCAAGTCCGGTCCCGAGGCCATCCGCGAGAAGCTGGAGGACATCAACGTCGACCAGCGGCTGCGCCAGCTGCGCCGGAAGATGGACAAGACCGAGGCGCCAGCATCCCTGGCCAAGATGAGGAAGGAGACCCGCTACCTCGAGGCGCTCCAGGCCAACGAGATGACGCCGAGCGACGCCTACCTCATGTCCGTGGTGCCCGTGCTCCCACCGTCGATGCGGCCGGTCTCCGTGATGGACGGGGGCGACCTCAACACCCGCGACATCAACGGCCTGTACAAGTACCTCGCCATCTCCAACCGCCAGCTCCGGGAGTTCGACCCGGGCCTGCCCGAGACCGAGCGGAAGAAGCTGCAGGCCGAGGTCTACGACGACCTCCGTGCCCTGACGTTGACGGGCAAGAACATCAACAAGCAGCAGTACCGTGGCGTGATGGAGACGATGAAGGGGGTGCCCCAGCCCAAGGACTCCTTCTTCCAGAAGAACCTCATCAGCCGCAAGCAGGACCTCTCGATGCGGTCCATCATCATCCCCGAGCCGGCGATGGGGCTGGACGAGGTGGGGATCCCCTACTCCCTGGCGAAGGAGACCTACAAGCCCTTCGTCGTGAGGAAGCTGCGGCTCGAGCAGGGGATGACCCCGCTCGAGGGGCAGAAGGAAGTGGAGAAGGGCACGGAGCTGGCGCGGCGCACCCTGGAGCGCGTGCTGGAGGAGCGGCCCGTCCTGCTGAAGCGCGACCCAGTGCTCCACAAGTTTGGCATCATGGCCTTCCAGCCCAAGGTCGTGGGGGGCAAGGCCATCCGGATCCACCCGCTGGTAACCGGCGGGTACAACGCCGACTTCGACGGCGATGCCATGTCTGCCTACGTCCCCCTCACCCACGAGGCGGTCAACGAGGCGCACAAGATGTTCCCCTCGCGCAACCTGTTCAGCCCCACCTCGGGGCGGCTGATGTACCAGCCCGGACACGAAGCGCAGCTCGGTCTGTACCGGCTGACGAAGTGGGGGGACCGCACGGGGCACGAGTTCAAGTCCGAGAAGGAAGCTGCGAAGGACGCGGCCGAGCTCGGCCTGGGGATGACCGATGTCATCACCGTCGCGGGCAAGGAGACGACGCTCGGCCGGCTGCTCATCAACAGGGCGCTGCCGAAGGGGCGCCGTGGGGACAAGAAGCTCCTCCACCAGCCCAGCTTCCTGTTGGACAAGGGTGAGGCACGGAAGCTGCTGACCGACCTGGCGGAGAAGCACCCCAACGACTTCGGGGAGTCGGTCAACCAACTGAAGGACCTGGGCAACAACTACGCCTACCAGTCCGGCTTCTCCGTCAGCCTCCGGGACTTCTCCCCCCAGCGTGCCATCCGCGACCGCATCCTCGGTGCTGCCCACCGGGAGGTGGCCGCCATCCACAAGCGCCGGGACATCTCTGAGGAGAAGCGGGAGGAGCTGGCGGCCGCGGCGTACCAGAAGGCGACCAATGAGATGACCCGGGTCATCAAGCCGAAGCTGTCCCGGGAGAAGAACAACGCCCTGGAGCTGGTGTCCTCCGGTGCACGCGGAGACTGGGACCAGCTCCGCCAGATCGTCGTGGCCCCCATGCTCATCAAGGACGCGGCCGACCGTCCCATCCCCATCCCCATCACGAAGAGCTACGCCGAGGGCCTGGACACCGCGAGCTACTTCACCACGATGCAGGGCGCGCGCAAGACGATGATCCAGAAGACCAAGGAGACGGCCAAGCCCGGCGCCTTGACCAAGGACATCGTCAACTCGGCCATGAACATGCTCATCATCCCCGGGGACGCCCCCGACGACTCCGAGGATGGAATCTTCCTGGACACCGAGAGCCGGGAGATCATCGGCCGCTTCCTGTCGAAGCCGGCCAAGCTCCGGACGGGGGAGACCCTCCCACGCAACACGGAGCTGACCCCCGAGGTCATCACGCGCATCCGCAACGCGGGAGCGAAGCGGGTCTCGGTGCGCAGTCCTCTACGCAGTGCTGCAGCCCAGGGGCTCTACGCTCGGGACTACGGGACCCTCCCCGGCGGTGAGCTGCCGGAGCCAGGGACCAACATCGGCATCATCGCAGCCCAGGCGTTGGGTGAGCCGGCGACTCAGCTGTCCATGAAGGCGTTCCACCATGGCGGGGTGGCCAGCACCAAGGGGAAGGTCACGGACTCGTTCACCCGGGTGGAGAACCTGCTGCAGATGCCCGCGACGCTGCCGGACTCTGCCACCCTGGCGGAACGTGGTGGGCGTATCTCCAGGATCGAGAAGGACAAGGACGCCGGCGGGCTCAACGTGTGGGTGGAGGACCAGCGGCACTACGTCCCCGAGCACCTGGTCAACCAGGGGTTGCACCTGCGCAAGGGTGTGGCCGTGAAGCGCGGCGACAGACTGTCGGCAGGCCCCATCAACCCGCACGAGCTTCTTCCTTTGACCAACGTCAACACCGTGAGAAACTACCTCACGGACGAGGTGCACACTGCGTACAAGGACTCGGGGGTCCAGCGGAGGAACGCTGAGGCAGTTATCCGTGCTATCACCAACCTCGGTGTGGTACGAGACCCGGCGGGGGATCCCACGTTGTTGAAGGGTGACCTCGTCTCGGTGTCGCAGATGGAAGCGCGCAACCGGAAGTCGAAGCGTCCGGTGACCTTCAAGCCGGTGCTGCGCGGTGTGAATCAGACGCCACTGGACATGCAGACGGACTGGATGGCCCGTATGCAATACCAGAGGCTGCAAGATACAGTGGTGGACGCAGCCCTGAAGAATTGGGGCAGTGACCTTCACGGGATGCACCCGGTGCCTGGTATGGCCTACGGTGCCGAGTTCGGGAAACCAGCGCTGGGAGTGACGAGCTTCAAGTACTGAGGAGAGACCATGCAGGACCTCGAAAAGACCGCCGTGTTCCACCAGTTCAGGGCCGCTGCCCTCGACGAGGTGGAGAAGCTCGCCTCCGAGCAGGGGCTCACTGACCTGGAGAAGGTGGCTATCCTCGGGGCCGTCGGCAAGTTCCTGGGGGGCATCGCCACCAAGGGCGGGCGGGCCTTCGGGCGCCGTGGGTCCAAGGTGATGGCCCGGCAGGCTACGGCCGGTGGTGGCAAGGCGGTCAGCCCGTCCTGGCACATCGGTGCAGGCAACCGGCTCGGCGAAGCAGGCAAGTGGATGGCAGCCAACCCGCGTGCCGCGGGGGGCATGGGCCTCGCGGCCGGCGCCGCCCCGGTCGGCATGGGTGGCGCGTTCGCCGCCGGTGGTGCAGCCGGTGAGGCGCATCAGGGTGCCCGCCGGGCCGTCGCCGCGAGGTAATGCGTAGGTGACCCCCAACCCCACGATTCATGGGCTGCGCAAGCCGGCCTTCATCGAGTCCGCACGGGTGGTGAACGTGGATGCGGCGAACTACTCGGTGGACATCCTCACGGACCCGCCTGACCAGCGGTACTGGGGAGATATGCCGTTCGCGTCGCCGTACATGCACCACCAGGGTGGGGAGGGAGTCTACGCCATGCCCGAGGTGGGGGCACGCTGCTGGATCTGCTGGCCGAGCGACGCGCTCGACCCGTTCGTCCTGGCCTACGGCCCCTACGCATCTGCGGAGGACGCCGCGGCGCACCGCTGGCGCGGAGGTCGGGAGGAGCTGCGCCCCGGGGACATCTACATGGGCACGCGCGACCGCAACGGCATCGTCATCCGCCGCGGTGGGGTGCTGCAGGTGATGTCTACCCCACTGGCCCAGCGGATGTACATCCCCATCAACAACCTCATCCGGGACTTCTGCCAGAACTACGGCATGCACACGTTCGGTGGCGACCTGACCTGGGAGGTGGGGTCCCCCGCGGCCAATGCCTACGGTGACAAGGAGACCGTGTGGAAGCTCCGAGCCAAGGAGAAGGCCGACGATCCCGGCATCGTCTGCGAGCTCTCCCTCGGGCACCACGACGACGACAGCGCCCTGGAGCTGCTCATCTACAGCGACGGCACGGACGAGCACACGCAGGTGGCCCACCTCACCATCGACAAGGCCGGGGTCGTCACCTGGACGCTGGAGCACAGCTTCGGCATCACCACCGAGAAGTCTTTCACGGTTGCTGCCAAAGAGACCGTGGAGATGGTGGCCAAGGAGACGATGACCCTCGATGGTGAGCAGGGGGTCACCCTGCAGAGCACCAGTGCCGGCATCAGGTTGTTGGCCAAGGACGACATCGAACTGGGGGACTCGGGCCTCGTGGTGAAGCCCGATGGTCGGATCGAGGTGGGCAAGGGGGCTACGGAGCCCATCCCCATGGGGAACAAGCTGGCCTCCTGGCTGTCCGGGCACGGCCACGTCCTCACCGGGACCGTGACCGGGACGGCAGTCAGTGGGCAGACCACTGGGTTGCTCCCGGGAACCCCAGATCCGACGACCGTGATCCTCTCGCAGAAGCATACGGTGAACTAGGAGACTGCCATGAATCTCTTCCTCGACGAACAGCTTTCCACGGAGAAGACGGCTGCATCCATCGCCAGGATGGACAGCAATCCCGCGACGTGGTCCAAGCAGATTCTGCAGGAGGCGCACCGTCAGCTGCCCTTCCTGCAGGAGTACGACATCTCGATCAACCTCACGGACTCCGCCCCCGAGCAGGGCTACGCCATCGGGTACATCGAGGTGAAGAACCCCACGATGATGACGCCGGGGGACGAGATGATCACCCAGCCGGTGAAGCACGGGCGCATCCCCATCATCATCCGGGAGTTCGAGCTGCACCCCCTCGACCTCTTCATGAAGGGGGACAAGTCCTTCCCCCTGACGGAGGCGCGGTTCCGGCAGGCCATGTTCCGCCCGGACGAGTTCGACTCCCCACAGAACCTCCCGCCGGAGGTGAGCATCGGGGACAACCTCGAGCCCCCCTTCGTCGGGAACCGCGGTGGGTTCCTCTCGGGTGGGAGGGAAGTGACCAGCTCGGTGGAGCTCCCGCCGCTGCTGTACACGCTGGCTCCCCTGATGGACAACCAGACCATCGAGAAGGTGGCTGCCATCGTGGCTGGTGACCCCACCATGCAGGCGAGGTTCCGCGCCAGCCCCGAGGCGGCGGCGAGCCTGGGGTTCCTGGCGGGCTCCAGCGAGATGGAGAAGGCCTCGTCCGACCAGGTGTGGTCGGCGGTGGTCGAGCGCATCAAGCCCAACGTCATCCAGGTGGAGAAGCTGGCCAGCGGGAAGTTCCGGGTGAAGTGGGCCAACTCCGAGGCGTTCGCGCCCCAGGAGGAGGAGATGGCACAGCCCCAGGTCGAGGAGATGGCTGGCCCGGAAGCTGGCGGCCTCGACGAGGGGGAGAATCTCACCGTGTCCCCCGACGCGGCCGCCCCGATGCCCACTGAGCCGGAGATGGACAGCAAGGCCATCGCCGAGTTCGGGCAGTGGAAGGTCATGTCCCTGGACGGCCGCGAGCTGGTCGGCTGGGTGTTCCCCCAGCTGCTGAGCTTCGACGGGGAGCCCCTCCCCATGTCCCTGTTCACCAACGGCTCGGAGTACGCCATCCAGGGTGCCGTCGCCGGCAGCCGGGTGGGGCAGGGGGTCAACCTCCCGCACAGTGAGCCCAACGGCTACGGCTGCTTCTACTCCATCTCCGAGGGCGCAGCCCGGGCGACCATCCCTTTCCAGATCGAGGCCGTCCAGGGTGGCGAGGAAGGCACCATCTACTCGGTCAGCACCGACATGGGCGAGGAGTTCCAGGTGCAGGTGGTCCCGCAGCTGCAGGTCATCACGTCCATGGGCGAGGGGATGTACGGAGTGCCCGAGCACTACGGCTTCCTCCCACTGACGGGGCAGCTCACCAAGCTGGTGGAGAACCCGGAAGAGCTTTCCAAGGAGTCCGAGGCCCGGGAGATCGCCGACTGGGGCGAGGTCATCACTGATGGCTCCGTCTACAGCCTGCATGGTCGCCCGTTCGAGAAGTTGGCGGACTCCGTCAAGAGCTTCATCGACAGGCCGGCGGCCGAGTTCCTCCTGGTCTCGGCCGGGGCCAACCCCGACGAGGTCAAGTCCAAGTTCGCGTCGGTGGGTGAGCACTTCAACGGGGGCACCTTCACCTTCATGAACCTGCGGCAGATCACCCCGTTCACCGAGGTGTACGAGGACGCCGTGAAGACGGCCAGTGCGGTGCGCGGGGAGCTTCCCCAGCCGGTGCTGCTGGTCAAGGAGGCTGCCGACGTGGCCGTCGGCGACGGGACCGCGGTGGATGCCGTGCTGTCCCTGGGCTTCCTCACCCCCGAGACGGTCTCGGTGTTCCTCTCCTACATCCCGTACCTCGAGGACACCGTCAACCGCCTGGCCGACCTGCTGATGGCCACGCGGATGGGCCTCCGCATCCTGAATGAGAGCTCGGTACGCACGGCGCTGTTCTCCTTGGAGGAGACGCTCAACGGACTGAAGCTGCTGGCGCAGGCATGACCGCAGTGCTGTCGGCCCGCCCTCGCCACCCGAGCGAGCGCTTTATCCTCTTCCTCCTGACCCAGGAGGATCCGGATGAGTGCCACTCCGACGTCGTCCTGGCCCAGCTGGATGCGTGCAAGCTGCCCCCGGTGGAGGAGGCACACGTGGACGCGCTGCGCTTCGAGCTGCTGCGCGTCGTCCCCACACCATTCATGCCGAGGAACCGGCGGCACCAGAAGTCGATGGACTTCCTCCGCCAGTTTGGGGTGTACGACCTGCACCACCCCAACCCAGGGGTGGAGGAGGCCGCGAGCATCCTGGCGGACTACTCCGTTCGACGACGCGTGGAGATCGGGCTGCTCGGGCGCGTGTCCCACAGCCTCATCGCCAAGGAGATCGGGGAGCAGCAAGGCGTCGACCTCACCGAGGAGGGTGTCGGTGCCTACGAGCACTTCTTCTGGGACGTCAGCACGATGAGCCTCGAGGAGTGGGCGGCCATCATCGACCAGCAGCCCATCGCAGCCCTCATCCGGGACAGCCAGCTGTCTGCCCTGCAGTGCGGGGGGAAGGTTGCCCTGTCCAAGATGGGGTTGGCCCCCAGCGTCGACCCCCAGGAGATGATCCAGGACATGCTCCGACGCGTGTACCTGAACTTCGTCGAGGTCGACAAGGTGGTGCCCCTCCACAAGGACAAGGTCACCATGCTGACGGGGCTGGCGAGCATGGGGATTGCTCTGTACAAGCAGGCGACCACCAGCGAGCACGCCCTGCGCCGGTTGCTGCGTGACTTCGAGCGGATGAAGATGGAAACTAACGACGAGAACACCCCGGCGCTGTCAGACCTCGTCGACAAGGACGGGTCGTGCACCGACACGGCGGACATCATCCCGCTGCACGGGGAGAGGAAGAAGGGAAGCTGATGGACAAGGCAAGCCTCCAGGTCAAGCCGGTCACCACGCTCCCACTCGTGGACTTTGGCCCCGTGAAGGTCGACTGGGTCTTCAAGGACGGCAACATCATCTACCACCTCTACCGGGGTGACGCGCTGCGTCGGTGGCCCGGCGAGCTAGCGATGCGGCAGGCCATCGGCGACGTCTTCGAGGCACTGGGTGTCTCCTCCGACACCGTTGTCGGCTCCTACACCGAGGAGGTGGACAGCTGGGCCGTCAAGGCACCCGGGGTGGGCGGTGACACCGAGCGCCTGGTGGCGATGACCGCAACCTTCGGGGAGCTCCTGGCGGAGAAGATGCGCGATGCCGCCTGACCTGCTCAAGCTGGCCGCTGAGGTGGGCCCACTGCCGTCCCCGGCGATGCCGGAGCCCAAGCCGATGGTGCCCTACTCCATGGGTGCACCCAGTTCTGACTGGGGTCAGCGCCTGAAGCGCAAGGAGGAGCTGAAGGAGTACACCCAGTACAGCCGCGACGGGAAGTCGTTCTTGCTGGACAAGGACATCCCGATGCTGCAGGACCTGGGCGAGGGCGAGGCAGGTCTCGAGGCCATCCGAAAGGCCATCCGTTCCGGTACGGATACAGACTGGACCCACCCACAGGTAGCCATCCCTGGGGATGTCGACCTGCTCAAGCGGTTCCCCTCCTTCCAGAAGAGCGTGCTCCCAGCCATCCGGCTTCCCGGAGAGCCAAGGGGTGGGGACACCTGGCGGTCGGGTAGGCTGCACGCCCACAGGTACGGGCCCACGTGGTTGATGCACGAAGACGAGCACGCCCCCCAGTCGCCCCGGATTGGCAACCTCCGCCCGATGATGAAGCTGCGGGAGACCCTGACCCTCGAGGCCGCCAGGCACATCCCCGAGGCGGGGAAGGCACAGGTCCGTCGCTACCGGGCACTGCGCCCCGTCGTTGTGGACTCCCCGAGGGGGAAGTGGGAGCGGGAGAAGACCTCGTCCGCGGCGGCGATGCACTCCCAGGCAGTCATCGAGGCAGCCCACGCTCATGCCCTCCGAAGCCAAGCACCGCGGTGGTTTGCGAAGGTGCGTGGCGCACCCGCACGTCATCAAGCGGAGGCTCTGCGTCTGCGCCTTCAGGAGACCACCGGGAGATTCGAGGAGGCCTTGAACGAGGCGAAGCGTTTGGGGCAGAAGGAGGTGGCAGCCCCCAATGCCCCCTACTACTACGCTGGTCGGCTCGAGGCAATAAACAGTAGGGCAGATGCGTCGGCTGAGAAGCTGCAGCAGTTTGCTGAGTCGCTGCAGCCAGAGCAGATGGAGGGGGCGATCCGTACTGCGCGCCTGCAGGCACTGTTGGGCGGAGCCGGATTCCTCTCGGCAGCTACGGCACCGGCAGTGTCAATCCCTCTTGGGGTATCGGCGAGCAACAGAAAGCAGGACCAGGAGAAGGTGGCACAGAACCCGCCGCCACCGCAGCCAGAGGTCGACCCGACGGGCAACATGTGGGGGCTCGCCGGCGGCGCCGGTACCCTGCTCGCAGGTGGACTCGCAGGCCGTGCCTTCCTACCACAGGCAGCCACCAGCCGGGCGGCACAGCACCTGCTGACCGACGCACAGCTGGCGACGGCCCGGGACTGGGCAGCCCGCAAGGGCATGCTTGGCGGCGCTATCCTGGCTGCCATCCCGGCGTGGCAGGTGGCGAAGATGGTAGCCAACTCCCCCCGCCGCAACACGGCGTGGCAGCATCAGGTGTTTGGGTTCTGACATGCCCTTCAAGTCCGAGGACCAGCGCCTGTCACTTGTGCGGCGGGTGTCTCCAACCGCAGATTGGACAGATGGGCACGGCGTGGATACCCTTACCATCCCTCACGAGCTTCAGTCCTGTCTCTCGAGAATGGGCGCTGTGTGTAAGCACGGTAAGGTTCTCCAGGCGGTTGTCCAACGTGTCACTGTTCTTGTGGTGGACATGCTCGCCTTGTGCCAACTTCCGCCCGAGATGCTGCTCCATCAAGAGTCGGTGCTCGTAGGCCCACCGCTTCTGCCCAGGAATCTTGACTTGTGCATACTTGAGGTACCCGGAGATGGTGACGACCCTGCGGCTACCGACAGGCTTGGTGCGGGTCTTCTGCGCCCTCCGGAGGCCGGCCTGCTGCCCTGGCGTCTGTGGGCGTCGGTGCCCTGGGAGGCATTTGTTGTAGCCCTTGTGGCGCCCCTGCTTGTCGTAGCGGGGAGGCACGTGTGCCCCACACCCGCAGGCGCAGAGTTTTGTTACTGTCCGTGTGCCTTTTCGCATGGCGGTAGCATACCACAGATTGCCATGGAGTAACCGTTGCCTTTTTCCAGCGAGCGGCAGAGACGGAAGTTCTTCGCGATGGCGGCGCGCGGGGAGATCTCCAAGGAGACCCTGGAGGAGTGGCAGGATTCCACAGGGGACAAGGAGCTGCCCGAGAAGGTCGGGTCTGGCCTCCGGTCGGCCCTGCGCATAGTGTCCTCAGAGCCCGGCGCGGGCCTGCGCAACTTTGAGTTCCACCTTGGGGACAAACTCATCGGTGTCATCACCACCAAGGGTGGGCGCGTCTACAAGTCCTGGTTGGACTCGTCCTTCCGTGGGATGGGGCTGGGGAAGAAGATGTACGGTGAGACCATGCGCCGGCTGCCTGGCCAGCAGATGCGCAGTGACACCCTCGTCACGGAGCCTGCCGCCAGGGTGTGGCAGGGCATGGCGGCGCGCCCCGGGTATACACTGAAGGCTAGCCCGGACATCACCCGCGGTGCAGTTGAACCTGTCGAGTACTACCTCCCCCTCAAGCCGGAGCTGAGCCCCCTTGAGAACATCAAGAGAGACATGTGGTCGGCGCGTCTGCCCGAGGCCGCTGCCATCAAGACGGCCAAGGCGGTCAAGGTTGGGCCCCCACCCAAGCGCAACAGGAAGAAGTGGCCCTACCAGGGCTCCATCAACTTCCGCGGCCTCGACATCCTGGTGGAGAACAAGCGCGGCACCGACCGTGTATGGACCGACGAGAACAACAAGGAGACCGGCCGCACCAGGATGCACCACCACTACGGTGAGGTGCGCCGGACCCTCGGCCCGGACGGTGACCCGGTCGACGTGTTCGTTGGCCCCGACCTCGACGCCGACGTGGTGTACATCGTCCACCAGATGAAGCGGCCGAAGTACGAGGAGTACGACGAGGACAAGTGCATGCTGGGCTTCCGCACCGCCAAGGAGGCGAAGGCGGCCTACCTCATCCACTACGACAGCCCCAAGTTCTTCGGGTCGATGACGACCATGTCCTTCGAGGACTTCAAGAAGCTGCTGAAGCGTCGAGATGTGAGGGGCAAGAGGATCACCGAAGCTCTCATCAAGGTGGGGGCGCAGCTGTTCTTCCCCAGCGCCAGAGGTGAAACCGTTTTGGGGGGTACCCCAGAAAACGCCCCTACTACGGGGTCCATTTTGGAAAGCCAACTGCACAAGTTGGGCGCGATGGAGAAGGAGGCCCTCAACGAGCGTCTGCTCGCTCGCGTCTTCGGGAGGGAGTTGGAGAAGCACGGGCTCAAAGCCCATGACGTGCTCCAGGAGATGATCCACGGGTACGGGAAGGTGCATGTCCCGAAGGCGCTGAGGGACCAGATCCTTATCTGGGAGATGATAACAACCCCCATGACATCTGGTGGGGCCATCCACCCGTACGGACTCCCTATTGAGCGGGTTGCACAGCGACTGGGCCCGAAGCATCAGCGGACGCACGCTTACGTTGCCCAGCGGGTGGCCAAAGATGAGGCACGGAGGACGGATGCAGCACGGAGGGTAGCCCTACTCGGAAGGCACAACCCCGGGGAGGCTGTCGTCGGGGGTGTCCCCAAGACTGTGACAGACCGGGGTGTCCCCATCCCCGGCCCCGGGTACGCTCCGGACGCGGTGGCCTTTAGGGGGAGGCCGGGGCCGGGCGAAATGTACCACAAGCCGGGCCCACGGTGGGTGTCTGCTCACCCTGACATCTCTGCCGGGTATGAAGCTAGCACCCGCCATGGACACTTGGCGCGCAGGCTCAGACGCCTGACTGCGTATGACACCCACAAGATGGAGATGGCAGGACCCTGGACTCCGCACACCGCTGATGTCCCCGGACTTCTAACAGGCCTACGGGCACGGTTGGGGGGTCTGCGCCAGAAAGCTGGGCGGTCGGGTTGGGGGGAGTCCCCAACCTACGAGCGCGTGGTCCCATCCGCCGAGTTGGAGGCGAGCCTCCTATCAGAGTACAAGCCGTTGGTTGGTGGAGGGTACCAACGCGTGCGGGGGCCTGCGGTTCTAGGCGAGTCCGGGGGGGCTAGGGCCTCGGCCCCGCCCAGCACAGGACCAAGATCTGGGGCATCTCTGGAGAGAAAGCTCCTTCTGGGGGGTGCGGCTACGTTAGGGGCGGGGGCGGTAGTGGCCCCATCTGTTGCCATCCCTGTAGCCCTTGCCTCCAGGTCGTCGGAGAAGCGGGGGTCCATTTTGGGAAACCAACTGGACAAGTTGGGTGCCAAGGGCATCCCGAGCAAGAAGAAGCGAACTGACCCACCGAAGCTGACCAGCCCGCAGACGATGGAGTTCGTCACCCAGCTGCACCACGCGCACAGAGCGGGGTGCTTCCCGGATGGGGCTCCCATTACCATGCCCGATGGGCGGGTGCTGCCTATTGAGCAAGTACCTATTGGTGCCTCGGTCTGCACACGAGGGGGGGTTGCACGCGTAAATCGATTGTGGGATAATGGACCTGCCTCCCAGTGGGTGCTGATGACCGCGAGAGACCTGGAGGTGTGCTGCACACCCACTCACCCAGTGTGGGTGGTTGCCTGCGGATGGGCCCCCGCCCTGGCACTCAGTGACCTGCGTTGCTGGGCGGACGAAGTCGGAGAAGTCCATGTCCACGACGAAGATCTGTGCCGTGTGCGGGGGCGAATTCACGACCTCCGACAAGAGGACAGTCACCTGTGGGCGGAGCTGTGGGACGCGCTTGGGGCACCGGCGGAGTGGCCAAAGGGTTATCCCCATCTCCCGGCAGGAGCGCACGAAGAGGGTCGAGCGCGCGGCGCAACAGCACAAGAAGCAGAGGCAGGCCAAGTGGCCACAGCTCGACGACGCCCACTGGCTGGAGGCGCAGTACCGGGAGGGGCCCCTCTCGCTGGAGGAGATCGGGCAACTCGTAGGGTGCAGTCGCACAGCTGTGACTGCCGCGCTGCAGCGTCTGAAGATCCCAATGCGGACGGCTGCGGAGAGCCGGGTGCTGGCCGGCCGGAAGATGCGTGGGGAGAGCCACTACAACTGGAAGGGAGGCATGTACAACGGGCGGCCGATGGGAGAGGGGGGCCTCTACAGCCGAGCGAAACTGAGGAAGGCTGTGGTCAAGAAGCGGGGGCACAAGTGCGAGTGGTGCAGGAAGACGCACAGGGTCGAGCTGCACCATGTGGTCCCGTACAGGTTCTCAGCAGACAACAACGACGACAATCTCCTGCTTCTCTGCCCGAGCTGCCACGGGAAGGCGGACAAGCTGTTCCTCACGATGGCTGGGGAGTTCTTCGCATCCGCAGGCTCCCCCGGGCTGCCCGACGCCGTCTCGACCTTGAGGTCGAAGGTACGCACTGCTACTACGCAGGCGGCTTCTTAGTCCACAACAGCCACATCGACCTGCGGCTGGGAGACACCAAGTCGGGCATCGCCCACTCCTGGGCGCTGCCGAAGGTCATCGTGCCGCAGCCCGGGGAGAAGGTCCTGGCCGTGCAGCAGCCAGACCACACCATCCACTACATGGACTTCCGCGGGCTCATCGGCCGTGGGTACGGCGCGGGCACCGTGAAGGCCGTGGACCGCCTGCAGACCGAGGTCCACCACTCCGAGCCCGGGAAGGTGAAGTTCCGGTTGGACCGCGGCCGGGGGGGCGAGGAGTTCATCCTGCGGCGCACGGGCAAGCACGACCAGAGCACGAAGTGGCTCCTGCAGAACGTCACCAAGGAGAAGACGGCGTTCTTCTCCGCTGTGAACAACCTGCCGCAGTCGTCGTGGAAGCACCGCTGGATGGAGAAGCGGATGCGCGCGGGCAAGGACCTCGGGCTCCACACGAACGCAGAGGTCGGCAAGGCCTTCCACAGCAACCCGCACTGGTTCAGCGCGTTCCCCACCTACGTCCAGACCTACAAGGTGGCCTCTGCACACGAGAAGACGGCCGCCGGTGGTGCGCTGGGGGAGGCCCTGCTCAACACCCTCCGGATGCCTCAGACCGCGAACACGTACCGCCGGGGTGCCCGCTCCTTCTCCAACTGGGTGCACCGTGGCCTGACCAAGGAGGTCCCCGGGACCCGGGGGATCCAGCTCCTGCCCAAGGAGACCGCAGACGCCTTCGCCGCCATCGGGGCCGACAGCCCCCTGGCCATCCCTGCGGCGGCGTCGGCAGGGGCCTCGTTCCCGGTCCCAGGCTCGGGGGAGCTGGCGACCTACCTGACCCTCCTGGCCGACAGGTACGCGACACGTGCCCTCGGGGGGACTCCGCCGGCGCGCACTACTGAGGCCACGAAGCACCTGGAGGGGCTGGTGCGGAAGGCCGGGAAGAAGTGGATCGGTCAGAGCCCGGAGACTGCGGCGCCGGCTATGCGCACCGGGCTGGAGGGTGCGCCCCCCATCATCAGCAAGGTCGCGAGCGCCCTGGAGGAGCACGTCGCCTCCTCCAGCGAGCAGGTCCTGGAGGCGGTACGGGCACGGGTGAAGCTGGCGGCAGCGGGTCCCATCATCCCGACCCCCAGGCACCTCGAGATGGCCGAGGAGATTGTCGCAAACGACAGTCTGTCGCAGGACAACTGGCTGACCTTCCAACAACGACTGCAACGGAGCCCTGGCTATCGTCAGGCCGTTCTGCTACACCCCCAAGCCGACGCCAAGCTGAAGAGGCATGTGCGGGCCATGGGCGCTCTGCACGAAGGAACCCACCTAAAAAAGGTGCAGTCGCTGAGCGGCCCATCGACATACCAGCTGAAGCTGATGTCTTCTGGGCGCCTGGGCTGTACCTGCCCAGACTGGCGGTACCGCAAGTCGCACGGTGGGGGCGACTGCAAGCACGTTCGGGCGTTCCGGTCGGCCTACGACGCCGGTGAGATGCCGCGTGGCTACAAGGGCTTGCAGAACGCCCTGAAGAAGGTCTCCTCCGTGGTCGCCGCGAAGGTCATCAAGCAGTCCCTCGACGATCTGCCGAGGATCTTACGCAGTGCCGTGAGGAACTACCCCAACCAGACCGTGAGGTCGGCCGAGGTAGTCGCTCAGGCACCGCCGTGGGTCAAGGCGTTGCTCCCCAAGGGCTTCAAGCAGCAGCTCGGGAGTGCTGGGTGGACCGCAGACGTGATGACCAAGGGTGTGACCACCCCCAGCGAGCTGGTCGGCAAGAACATCCAGAAGGCGTTCGACAAGCGGTACGCAGACTCCTGGCGCCAGGCACGCTCCGCGGGCCTCGACCTTCCGGCCAGCATCAAGCGGATGGGCTTCGGCAGCTAGAAGCTGGAGCGGCTCGACTTGTAGGGCGCCTTCTCATCCAGGAACTTCCCTGTGTAGCGCATCCGGTGGATGGGGGTGGCCCCGTGGTCCTTGAGCCCCTGGATGTGATGCACCGTTGGGTACCCGACGTTGGTGTCGAAGCGGTAGCCGGGGTACTGCCGGGCGTACTCGAGCATCAGGCGGTCACGCCACACCTTGGCGATGATGGAGGCCGCGGACACCTGCCACCACTGCAGGTCAGCTGTGTTCAAGGCCAGCTGGGGGAGCCCCAACGACCGCAGCTTGTACCGCTCACCGTCGACGATGACGATGTCCGGGGTGACCTCCAGGTCCTGTACGGCGCGCCGTAGGGCCTGCTTGTGTGCGACGTGGATCTCCAGCTTGTCGATCTCCTCGGGGGTGGCCCACCCGATGCCGACGTCGATGGCTGCGTCGATGAGGGGCTCGAACAGACGCTCACGGGCTGCCCTGCTCAGCTGCTTGCTGTCGCGGTAGCGGTGGTCCTTGACCCGCACGACGCGGGCAAAGAGCTCGGGGAATGGACAGATGAGTTCGTCGTACACAGCGGCGACGGCGACGACGGGGCCCGCCAGGGGGCCTACGCCCACCTCGTCCAGCCCCGCCACCCTCATCTGCCCCTCCTCCGCTTGGATGTTGAACTTCTTCCGAAGCCACCGCCGCGTCGTGATGGCACTGGCCGTTTGTCCCATGGGGTGTAGTTGGTTCCTCCGCCACCGCGGTACTTGATATGCAGCGTGGCAGTGATGGTCAGGGGGGTAACTTCCACTGACCGGGGTTCGATGTCATTCAGCCTGGCCCACTGGGTGACCAGGTCCTTCACGTAGCGGGCGCTTCCGTCCTCGAGGGGGTGCTGTAGGTGGAAGACGACCGTGGCGAGGTCCCTGCGGGTTGGGTCCTCGTGGGTGGTGGAGCCACGCATTGTACCACAGGCCCGCTGCAGCGAGCCGTAGAGCAACTCGACCCACTCCAGCCTCTGGGCTAAGAGACGGTCGACGGGCGGCCCCGGGGAAACCCCGGGACCACCCCTCTTCGTCGGCCTGTCAGCCATCACCCCGGCTCAGCCGGAGGAACGGGCGACCCCCACCCCTGGGCTTGACCTCCTCGACCAGTGCCTTGCGGCCGAGCAAGCTCACGCCCTCGAGCCCGGCCTCCTTCCGCGCGTCGCGGACGAGGGCCTGCAGCTCTGTGACACTGGGGCAGGGGGACTCCTGCGCCAGGCGCTGGTCGATGACGCGGATGCGCCCCTGATCGACGCGCCCGTCCTCCATCCGGCGGATGTAGGTCAGGTCGACCTCGATGCGGGGCAGATAGGTGATGACGACGCCACCCTTGTCCTGGTTCTTCTGGGGACGGAAGTAGGGCTGGATGGACGTCAGTTCGACCTCGAACGCGGTGGGTTCCTTGTCAACGTGCGGCATGTTGTGCACCTCCTCTAGGCATAGCTGTTGGGTCACTTATGCCCATTTCAGTACAGTTCTTCCCTCTCGCCCAGGGCCCACTCCAGCGCGTCGATGCGCCCCTGGAGCAGGCTCACGTCGCCAGTGTAGGTGACCACGCGGCCGGCGTTGGCCCCATCGTTGACGATGTCCTGGATGTCGGTGGGCTTGTCGCGGTTCAGGGCGAGCATCTCCTCCTGCCGCTCGGTGGTCTCCTGCAGCGCGGCCTTCAGCTGCTTGACCGTCTTCTTGCCCGACTTGCGGCCGGTGTCGAGGCGCGCCTGCTGGCGCTTCTTGGTGACGTCGCCCTTCTCGCGGCCCTTCTTCTTCTCCTGGGCGTGGGCGTCGGCGGCCTGCTTCTGCTCCTCGGGGGGCTTCTTCGAGTAGTCGTAGGCTGCATCGATGGAGACGTCGCCCTTGTGCACGCTGTCCATCAGCTCCTCGGTGGCATCCGTCTTCAGCTTCAGCAGGCGTTGCACGTGCCTGGTGGACACGCCCAGGGTGTTGGAGACCTCCACGGGGGACATCCCGAAGCCCTTGAGCGTGGTACAGGCGTCGCACATCTCTGCACCGGTGTAGGGCTTGCGGTCGATGTCGAGGACGATGCCAGCGATGTTAGCATCGCGACGGGATCCCGCGAGCCGGTAGTAGGGGACCCCACGGGGGAAGAGCCGGGCGTAGTCGTCGGGGTGCGCTCCCTCGAGGACCTCCAGTGCGAGGAAGCGGCGCATACCGTCGACGAGGTAGGCGGTGCCGTCCCCATCGAACCAGATGCCGAGTGGGTCAGAGAGGCCCTGGGCCTTGATGCGGAAGGAGAGACCGTCGATGTCACCGAAGTCCTTCCTGGGGTTGGCGATGACTGCGTCTGCTACGCAGATGGTGTCCAACAGGATGGTGGGCTGTTCCGCGTTCATGATACTCCTCTGTGTGTGTGGTATGGTGGCTTGTATCCAGATCTGTTGACAAGGAGGCTGTTTGCGTCAGTCACTGCTGCAATCCTCGGGGCTGGCTCGAGTTCGGGTGAATCGGGACGAGCAGCTCGCCCGGCGAGAAGAGGTACATGACCCGGAGTCCCTGGTCTATGCTCGCCCCTCGGACTTCACCGAGTACGCGATTCGGGTAGTAGACCAGAAGGCCAACAAGGTCGTTCCATTCTCGTATGCGGAGCGCCGCTACCTCCGGAGAATCTACGACACCGGGGCCAAGCGCGTCTTGCTGAAGTGTGGCCGGCAGGTCGAGAAATGCCTGAACGCGCGTTCAGTAGTCTCTCTCGCGTCGGGTGCCCCAAAGGGGCTGAAGGACGTTCAGGTCGGTGACACGGTTGTGGGGTTGGGCGACAACACGGCCCACACCGCGGCAGGAGTGGTCACCTGGAAGTCGGAGGAGCTACGGAAGCCCTGCGTTCGCCTCCGAACACGTCAGGGCCACGAGACCATCATCGCACTGACGCACCCGATGCGAACGTGGGGGGCGTGGACCGAGGGGGGTGCGCTGAGAGTCAAGTCCCGCCTTGCTGTGGCCCGGCAGGTCGGTGATTTCACGGGTGATGGTGGCCCACACGACCACGAGATCGTGCTGCTGGCCTACATGATCGCCGAGGGGTACACACCCGACGCACCTCACTGCTCGTTCACTCAGAACGAGGAAGGGCCGGTGCTCGGGGAGTTCCTTGACATCGTGCACGACAGGTTGGGGGACCAGTACGACCCACACGAACGGAAACGGGCACTGTGGCAGCTACGGTTCGGCAAGGATTCTCAGCTGCAGGGCCTTGTCGAGAAGTGGGGGCTCCGTGGGCTCCTCTCCCCCACCAAGTTCGTCCCAGACTTCGTCTACAGCCTCGACCAGTACCAGACGGCCCTCTTCCTCAACCGCCTCTGGGCCGGGGATGGGCACTGCAGCTTGCAGGGCTCCTCGTACCACCTCGAGTACGACACTGTCTCCAAGCGCCTCGCGCGAGATGTGCAGCGGCTACTCTGGAAGTTCGGCATCCCTACCAGCTTCCGTTCTTGGAAGCCCAAACTCTACGAGGGTACCGACAAGTGGGCCCACAAGCTACGCGTCGAGACCCAGGAGGGCGCACGCAGGTTCATCGAGGAGATCGGAGCGCTGGGCAAGACCGAGCACCTCCCACTGTTGGGGGTGGATGCGAACAGCAACCGAGACACGTACCCGATGGAGATCGCCGAGGACATCAAGGCAATCCACAGGTCGCGCGCTGGGTATCACCGACGGGGGCGGTACGTGCCCCAGCCATCGCTCCGCTCGGTGGGTCTCCGAGAGAAGCCCAAGTACCCCCTGACCCGGGAGAAGTTGAAGGAGTACGTCGACTTCTTCAACTCGGACGTCGGGTTCGACCGGCCGCTAGTCAACCAGCTGCGTGCCCACCTGGACACTGACCTCTTCTGGGACGAGATCGTCGAGATTGAGGACGTCGGGGAGCAGCCCTGCTACGACATCACCGTCGAGGGCACCGACAGCTTCATCGCCGACGGATTCGTGACGCACAACAGCACCATGCTCGGCAACCGGATGCTGTCGATGTGCTGCCTCAATACGGGCTTCAAGTGCCTGTATGTGTCCCCCACCCACTCCCAGACGAATACGTTCAGCCGCGACAGACTGTCGGACCCCATCACGCTGTCCCCGATTCTCTCGTCCTGGACGACGACCAAGCTCACCGACAACATCCACCTCAAAAAGTTTATCAACCACAGCAACATCACCCTGCGCTACGCGTACCACAACGCTGACCGTACCCGCGGTATCCCCTCGGACATGGTCACCATCGACGAGCTGCAGGACATCCTGATGACCAACATCCCGGTCATCGAGGAGACGGCATCGCACTCCCCTTGGGGCCTCTTCGTCTACTCGGGTACGCCGAAGTCGACCGACAACCCCATGGAGCACTACTGGGTCTACTACTCGCGGCAGAACGAGTGGATGGTCCCCTGCGAGCACCACGGTACCCCCAAGCGGCCAGCCAGCTGGCACTGGAACATCCTGGGCGAACGCAACATTGGCCTGCACGGGCCCATCTGCGACAAGTGCGGAGAGACCATCGCCCCGATGCACCCGGCCGCGCACTGGCGGTCGCTCAACCCCAAGCCCGACATCCCCGAGCCCTTCGAGGGGTTCCGCATCCCGCAGCTGATGGTCCCCTGGATTGGCTGGACCGACATCCTGCAGAAGCAGAAGTTCTACGGGCGCGCCCAGTTCTACAACGAGGTCCTGGGCCTGAGCTACGACTCGGGGACACGGCCCATCACACGCAGGCACCTCCGGGCGATCTGCAACCCCGAGCTGTCGATGGCGCGGGACGGCCTGGAGAAGATCCAGAACAGCCTGGGTGGCGCCCGGGTCTTCATGGGCATCGACTGGACGGGCGGCAGCAACAAGAGTTTCACGGTGGCTACCCTGGGTGCCTACCTCCCGGGCAAGCGGGTGTTCTCCTTCTTCTACGTGCACCGCTTCGAGGGCCAGGAGTCCGAGCCCGAGACCCAGCTGGAGCTCCTCAAGCAGCTCATCCGGAGCTGGCACGTGGACGTCGTGGGGGTGGACTTCGGCGGTGGCTACTGGCCCAACAACGAGCTCATCAAGGCCTTTGGCCCGCACCGGGTCATCAAGTGGCAGTACAGCCAGCCCAGCGAGAAGTGGCGGTGGGACGCCGGCCAGCAGCGGTACATGGTGAACCGCACGGCCGTGATGACGGACTTCTTCAACGCCCTGAAGCACTCCGACCGCCAGATCTTCGAGTTCCCACAGTGGGAACAGTTCCGGGAGCCCTACGCCACGGACTTCACCAACATCTTCAGCGAGTACAACGAGTCCCTCCGCCTGGACGAGTACAAGCTGGCCCCGGAGATGACGGACGATACCTGCCACTCCGCCCTCCTGTGCCTGCTGGCCTCCACCCTCCGCATCCCCCGACTCGACATCTTCGCAGTGCAGCAGGAAACATAGGGCTAGACGTGGGGGCCCGCAGATGCGGACCCCCACGCACCCTCGCGGGACGCGGGGTATCAGACCGTGCGACCCACCACCGGTGCCGCGTTGGTCTCGCGGTACGTCTCGATGGTGTGGAACAGCACGGTTCCACCGATGATGAGGGACTCACCGACCACCACGCCGGTGGCGCCTGCCAGGAGGACCGCCACCCAGCCCGTCGGCAGGGCGAAGCGGGTCTCCAGGAGCCGCGCGACGAGCAGCCAGATCCCGGCACCCAACGCGAACTCGAGCCCGTGCCGGAGGCGGGGCTGCATGTTCACGAAGCGGACCGGAGCCATGACGGCCGTCCGGGTCAGGGTCTCGTCCTCGGGCTTGACCCCGAGAGCGCCCTGCAGGTAGTCCGCGCGGTGCATCGCGGCCTGGGCGGTGGCCTGAGCGATGTCCGTCTGGCTGACGGCGCGGGACACCAGGTCCTCGACCTGCGCGATCTTGAGGTCGATGACCTCCTTGAACGCGCCGACGGCGGAGGGGTCGGTCGCCTCGGCGGCCTGCTCCACCGTCTCGGCCAGGCTGTCCATCCTGGCCTTGAGCTCCGCCGCGAGCTCACCCTGACCGGACAGCTCACCGACGATCTCGTCGAGGCGCGTGTCCCGCTCCTCGAACTTCTTGTTCATCGACGCCACGGTCGGGCGGTCCTTGAACCGACCGAGCTTGCTGTCGACGAGCTCCACCACCTCGGCCTGCGTGACAGGCTTGGTGGTCGCTTCCTTCCTCGCTGCTGCTTCGGACATGTACATCTCCTCGTTCTATGGGGTTTGCGGCCGCAAGGACAGACCAACTACGGGATGTAGCCTGCCTGTCCAACCGTGTCTCTTATGTCTGATCAGGTACGGTTTTTGCGCAAAATGGACAGCAGGTCGCCCTTGGGGTCCAGTCCGGGGCCATCGAGCCCCAGGAAGTGGTCCCGGACAGCCTCGTCGCGGTAGGTCTCGACGTAGATGATGACGGCACCGCGCAGGTGCTTGCGGCAGAACTCCAGGCGGCTGTGGAGCTTCTGCACCTCGAGGTTGGTGTCGTACCCATCCCTCTCGCGCACCAAGGCCTGCAGGCCCATGCAGAGCTTGAGGAAGACCAGCTCGGGGGTCTCGAACTTCGTGGCCAGGTGGATGGTGTGGAACACCGTCTCGTCCATGCGGGGGAAGAGGTCGACCCAGTTCTGGGCATCGCCGATGGTGAGGTTGCTCAGGGCGTGCTGGGCCATCTCCAGCATGGCCTTGCACTCGCTCGGCTCCAGTTGGAGTGGGGGTAGGGAGATCTCGTGGATCTCGGTCAGTAGCCGGAGGTTGGCCTCCAGCCTCAGGACACGTCTCTGCAGGTCGAGGATGGTCTTGCGGTTGAGCAGTGACCCCGTCTGGGCCTCACGGTCGGCGGCCAGCTCTACCACCTGAGCTCGCATGAGCATCGTCTTGCGCCCCTGGGTGAAGCGCGTGAGCATGGAGCGCCCGATGTAGGTTTCCACCGTACGCGTGGAGACTCCGAGGAGCTCGGCGGCCTCCTTCTTGGTCAGCATTTCGGACATGAATCGGCACCTCCAGTTGCTCTTCTTGTAGCAGGAAGCTGGCCGGCTTTGCCGTTGACACTGTCTCAGCGCACTGCCTATAACGAGAGTAGGCTTACTTGCTCGAGGTGCCCATGCCCAACTTCGACGACATGCTCTCCACGACCAAGGGTACCAAGGTCCCTGCCAGCACCCTGCTGTTGATGTCCAAGGAGGCAAGCAGGGCCTACCTGGACCACCAGACCCCGCTCAACGACTCCATCGTGAAGATGGCCCAGCAGCACCCCGAGTGGTCCGGTGAGCACATCCGCCGGATCATCGAGGCGGCCAACCAGGAGACCTACGCGGAGCTGTTCAACAAGGAGGCCAGCTCGGTCAAGAACATCGTCTACGACCTGGCCGACCCGGACATCGTGCTGCCTCAGCTGGAGAAGGAGGCGCGTGCCCACGTGACCCTCCCTGCGGACGCGGCCTACGACCGCCCGATCATGGACTTCCATGATGGCCTGCTGGATGACGCCGAGGGCGACGCCATCCTGGCCAACGCCTTCGGGATCCCCGCGGCCCAGGAGAAGGTGGCCGCAGCCGTGGGCCCCACCATCCACGACTGGGACCAAGCACTCGGTGCCCTGGACCACGTGCGCGCCGAGGCGGGCGGGGTCGAGCGCATGCACGAGGACGTGGTCATCGACTTCAACCACCAGGTCAAGCAGGCCATGCTCGAGGGGTACGACCTCGGCGAGGTCGGTGTGGTGATGGAGGGCATGCTCGGTGAGAAGACTGCGATGCTCCGGCCCTACCTCGTGGATGCGGTCCGCCGGACGCTGGAGGCGGCTCCGGATGTCCAGGTGGAGGCGGATCCTGAGAAGACGGCTGCGGCTCAAACTCGAGTCGTGGATCCTGCAAGTCCACTGGCAGTCGTCACCCAGCAGCTGCATGCTGTCGCTTCGCGACGCACCCTCCTCAAGCACGCTGAGGGGATCCTCACCGACAAGGTGAAGGAGCTCCGCGCGGCGCTGACGTGAGAGACGACTGGGTCAGGCGCACGCGGGTCGCGGCGGTGGCCCGTGCGATGGCCGGGCAGAAGAAGCTCGGTGGTATCCTGAACGCTGCGGCTGCAGCCCCCAAACTCCTGATGAAACACCCGGTCATCGGCTCGATGACAGTGGCCGGGGGAGCCCTGGGAGCGCATGGCCTGAAACAGACATCGGACACGGCCAAGGCGCTGAGGTTCCAGCAAGAGGCCAAGTTCCGTAGCATCAAGGGCCCCCTCGGGGCCGGGTGAGGTAGCAAATGGGCGCTCGTGACGTGATCGCGAAGATGGTGAAGGAGGGCTCCCTCTCCCTGGACCAGGTCCACTGCATCGAGCAGCGGGTCGAGAAGGTGGCCAACGTGCAGCTGGCCCCCGAGATGCTGGCCGCCGTCGAGCACGCTGCTCGGTCGGTGGGGACGGCGTCCAAGGGCGGCGGCGGGATGCAACTGGCGAAGGCCCTGACGGGGCCGGATGCCTTCAAGACGATAGCTGCCCTGGTGCTCGGTGGTGGGGCTCTCACCGCCGGCGGTATCGGCGCTGCGATGGCGGGATCTGCCGGTGTCCACGGTGTCGATGCCATGGTCCAGGCCGTGCGGAAGGGTGGGCAGTACAAGCGGATGATGGACGCCAACCCGGAACTGGCGCACTACGACCCCAACGAGCTGCAGTCTGCCTTCGCCACCCTGCACAAGTTCAACCCGGAGCTGGCGGGTGACCCACTGGTGGCCGGTACCTTCGTCCGGCGTGTAGCCGACGCCGACGCCATCGACCACCGCACCGTGGGGGAGCTGGCCAACACCCGCAAGGTCATGGGGCTCCCGTACGGCCAGCAGGCCGCCTCGGGGCAGGCGTTCAGCACGGCCATGGGGATGGTCGGCAAGTAGGTTCATGCTCAAGCTGCTGCACTACGCGGGGGAGGATGAGAACGGCCCCCGTTCACACATCATCACCCCGGGAGAGCCGGAGCTGGTCAAGACCGCTGCCCCTCTCCACCACGAGGTGCAGCAGTTCATCGCCCACCTGAAGCCGCAGAGTGGCAAGACCTACGCCCTGGTGAACGCCCTTGGGGCCACCGAGCTGTACGGCCCCAACATCAACGCCGACGGCTTCGCCATCGACATGTTGCGGTACAAGCCCGACGGGTGGGATGACATCCCCCCGTGGGAGGTGGAGAAGCGGCGCGCCCTCGCGGCGAAGGCGGCCTACGGGTTCGCCACCTTCTACGGCGCCGGCGCTTTCCGGCACCACAAGAACAAGCCCTACGCGCCCCACAACCACCCGCAGTACGGCGTCGTCGACCTGGCGGTGTGGAACGATGCGATGCGGCGCGTGGAGCTGGTTGTTGCCCTGGACCACGACTTGTGCCGCAAGGCCGGGGGCTGGGGCATCGTTGAGAAGCTCGAGGCGGGGGAGTACCTCCCGGTCTCCATGGGGTGCCGGGTCAAGTACGACACGTGCACCATCTGCAGCCAGAAGTCGAAGACCCGGAACGACTACTGCCACCACATGAACAAGCAGGACCCGAGGTTCCGGCCGAACCTCATCCTGCCGGACGGGCGCCAGATCTTCGTCTGGAACCCATTTCCCCGCTTCTTCGACATCTCCTTCGTGCTCATCGGGGCGGACAAGACCGCCAAGGTGATGGGGCTGCTGGCCTCCGGGAAGCGCTCCTTCCTCTCGGTGCCGTCACAGTCGTTGTCCGACCGCTCCGCAGACCGGGCTGCAGACCTTGGCTACTCCGATGGGGCCGTCGAGAAGGTCGCCTCCCCCGAGGAGGAGCTCCTGGCTCTGCTCCAGGAGGAGAAGATGGAGAAGGCCGCGCACCAGAAGGTGGCCGTCGAGCAGAAGCTCGCCGACATCATCAAGGAGCTGCCGCCTGACCGCGCTGCTGGGAAGGCCATGCCTCTCCTGGAGCGCATCGAACCTGACATCCCCAGCGGCATCCTCAGCCAGCTGTCCTCACCCCGAGGTTCCGTCTCCGATGACCTTGGCAGCATCGCTGCTACTGCCGGGAAGCTGGGCATCGTGCTCAAGCCGCAGGAGTTCCAACACCTCGTGTTGTCTCGCTGCGGGAATGGCCCCCTGGCAGACGACTTGGCATCCAAGAAGCAGGTGTTCGGTCCGTGCATGGGGACAAGCCCCTTCCAGATGGGCTCGCCCCTCCCAGACTTGCACAGACTGCTCCACCCGTTCCTCGCGACGAGGTCGATGATGGGTGCTCCCCTGAAAAAGAGGATCACCATTGTCATCTCTGTCAACCCGCCGGCGCCCAGAGATGTGATGCACCACTCGATGCCCCTGTTGGACGAGATTTCCCGCTCCTACAACGGGTACCGGCACTCCCTACTGCGCTACCTTGCAGGTGGGGGCTGCGACAGTCTGTCGCGGCTACACCAGGAAGCTAGTGACCCACTCGCGGAGCTGTTCGCGAGAAACCCTGTTGCCATTACCGATGATTCGCTGGCAGGATTGTTCTCGTTGGGGCCACTGATGTATTTGCTTCGCGCGTACTGGGACGCCACGAAGCACCTGGGTCCCGAAGTCAGCCAGCGAATTGCTGCAGAAAACCCAGGGCTGGTTGCCAAATTGGCATATGCCAACCCAGCGTGAGGAGAGATCACATGCCCGGAATGAACACGTTCCTCGCAGAGGCCTACGGCACGGCCGCACCGACGCAGGAGCCCAGCGAGCAGGAGAAGGTCGCCGCGGCCTACGAGTTCCTGGACAAGCTGGCAACCGCCGACGGTGTCGACATCAGCAAGCTCAACGACGCGGATGTCGAGAAGGTCGCCAACTTCTACTTCACCAAGCTCGCCGAGGAGGAGGCTGCGCCCCCCGCCGAGAAGAAGGAGGAGGAGAAGAAGGAGGACAAGAAGGAGGACAAGGCTCCTCCCGCCGAGGAGAAGAAGGACGGCCTCCCGCCCCAGTTCTCCGACAACGAGAAGCAGGCCATGGCCGAGATGGGGGAGGCCGACTTCCTCGGACGGCAGATGGCCCACGCCTTCGTCAACGAGCTGGACACCATCCAGAAGACCGCCATGGCGGCACAGGCCGAGGCGGCTGCCGAGCAGCAGATCCCCGAGCCCCTGCTGAAGCTCGCCGAGGCCCGCGCCCTCGAGTTCCTGCAGGAGAAGGTCGCCGAGGGCGCGCTGTGCAAGTGCGGTGACCCCGCCTGCAAGGGCGAGTGCGAGGAGAAGGAAGAGCCCGCTGCCGCCGAGACCAAGGAGGCCTCCGCGGACGCAAGCCAGATCGACGCCATCGCGGCGCAGATGCTGGCCCAGTCGGGCTACGGCCACCTGCTCCAACAAGTAGGTAGGCACACGTAGGAGTATGGAGTGACGCACGACAGACTAGGACAGGCAGTGGAAGCAGGGGTGCTCAGCCCTGTGACACTCATCGCCATGCAGGACGAGTTCCGCAAGATTGGCGCTGCCCTCTCTGTCAAGCTCCCCAAGGCTCCCAAGAGCACCGTTCCTGTCCCCAAGGCGCCATCGGCACCCAAGGGGCAGAAGGCGGAGTACATCGAGAGCATCAGTCGAACCGCGGCGCCTCCACAGGCGACGGGGACACTCGCGAGGTAACACATGGGTGACCAGCACGGCTTCGCTCTCCAGAGCATGCTCAGCGGCGTCTTCGCAGAAGCGCAGCAGAGGATGACGAAGACGGCGTCCGAGGAGGCACCTCCCGCCTCCGACGAGAAGAAGAAGGACAAGGACCTTCCGCCGTTCCTGGAGAAGAAGGACGACGACAAGGAAGAGGCGAAGGAAGCCTCCTTCAACTACGACTACTGCAACAAGCTGGCGAGTGCGGTCGAGCACATCGCGACGCATCTCCCGGAGGTGACCGACGGTCGCTCCAACGCGGAGAAGGTCGCGGAGGCGCTCCTGATCGCCGAGGCCATGGGCTACGAGAAGGTGGCCGTCGAGGGGCAGGAGAAGAAGGACGCGGGCAACGCCCCGGCCTCTCTCACGCCCCCGAAGGATCCGCCGATGGGCCAGGGGCTCCAGGAGTCCCCGGCGCCCAGCAACGCCCTGCAGAACACGCAGGAGCAGCGCCCGGGCGGTGAGGGCGAGCAGCCCTACAAGCACGACAAGTCCCGGACCATGACCCTGCCGACCGACCCCAAGCTGACCAGCCCCGAGCTGGCGGCCGGGGACTCGACCACGGCCCTGGAGACCGATGAGAACCAGGCGCCCGGCAACAACAGCGGTCCGGTCCCGACCGAGGGCTACCCCGACAAGGGCGTGTTCAAGGAGGCCGGCGTGCCGGAGTCCTTCGCCGACGCCCTCATCAAGGAGGCCATCGCCGACCCGTTCAGCGGGTTCGCCGAGGGTCAGGAAGCGGCACGGGGGACCGGACGTGGCCTGCGCGGCGGCATGCGAGCAGCCGGGGGCACGGCCCTCGGCGGCGCGGCTGGCGGTCTCGGTGGCGGAGCCGCGGGTGGTGTGGCCGGCGGCCTCGGCGGCGCGGGCCTCGGTGCCCTGATCGGCCTGATCACCAAGAACCCCGGCCTGGCCGCGAAGTATGGGCTCACCGGGGCCGAGGTCGGTGGGCTCGGGGGCGCTGCCGCGGGTGGGCTCTACGGGAGCCAGCGTGGGCGCGACATGTCCATGCGCAAGATCGAGGAGCACCGGGGCCGCTACGGCGAGCCGACCGAGCGCGCCGTCAACCGCTGGAGCAGGCGTGGGGACAAGGGCAAGCCCCCGGCCACCTCGCTCCTGCGTGTCCCGACCTACGCGCTCATGGACCCGGACAACCTCCCCGAGGGAGCCGACCTGCCCAAGACCGGGTCGGCCCTGCCGGGCACCAGCCCCCTGGTCGACTACGTGCTCCACAAGCTGTCCGAGGAGAACTCGGGCGCGAGCATCTCCGCCGGACCGTCGTCGACCACGACGGTGGACGGCGGCGACTTCCCCGGCACCGAGGCCGGCGAGGGCGTACCCCCCATGAAGACCCGCGGTCAGGACAGCATGATCGCGGACAACAACGCCGCCATCGACTACACCAAGCGTGAGGCGAAGGCGGAACCCAAGAAGGACCTCAAGAAGGTCCTGGACGAGCCCGCTCAGTCGAAGGCGACCGACTCCAAGCTCAAGGAGAACCTCACGGCGACGGACCAGGCAGGGGCCAAGATCGCGACCGCAGCGGCGCGCGAGCTCCTCCGTCGAGTCCTGTCCGGTGAGGAAGGCCAAGAGAAGGAGGCCACGCTGAAGATGGCGCTGCGGAAGCTCGGAGAGCCCGAGATCTCGGAGGAGCCGGCAGGTCCGGATTCCGAAGAGGACGCTCGGGACGAGGAAGACCAACAGGAACGCGCAGAGCAGGCCTTCGCCGAACTCCTCGAGGAGGCGGCCAGGGCCGAGGGCGAGGAGGGTACCCCACCCGCCCCCGCAGCTGCGCCCGACATCCCGGCGACGGTGTAGAGGAGGTGACTACGATGCTGAAGACGGCAGACGCCTACTCCGTGATGCGCCAGGTCCCCGCGACCATGCGGGCCCTGACCAAGCGAGCCTCTTCCCTCGAGGAAGAGAACACCGCGCTCCGCGAGAAGGTTGCGCACTTCGAGCTGCGTGACCGCGCGATCAAGGTCGCTCAGGAGATGGAGTCCAAGGGACTCAACGACCATCTCTCCATCGAGGAGAAGGTGGCCTCGCTCCTGGAAGACCCGGATCAGCTCACCACCCGCGAGGCCGCTGTGCAGATGGCGGTCGAGCAGGTCAAGCTCGGCTCTCCCGCTGAGGGCAAGCCGGACGCCGGGGCAAACGGCAGCCAGCTCGAAGCGTACCTGATGGACGACGACGAGTGACCGACAACAACCAGCACATCGGTGGCTAGAGCCACGGAGGAACAGCTCAGATGTTCACACTGATCAGCGACTACGAGGAGTCCTACCGCAGGGATCTCCCGGTCATCGCCGGAACCGGCGACGCAGCGGGGCACCAGCCCCTCAATCCCAACGATGCCCGCGCACTCATCATCGGTGAGTGGCTGGAGCTGGACGACACCAACGGCGTGTGGTCCTTCGTCCGCGGCGGCACCAACGTCGTGGGTGGGCTGCCGGCCGCCCCACAGCCCAGCGCGTCCCACGCGTTCCCGTTCTTCATGGAGCGGGGCCGCTACGACATGCAGGGCATCGCCGGCGGCGGCAAGGGCACCGTCCTGTACGGTGGCTTCTACGAGTTCGAGACCGATCTCACGCTCGACTTCGCCGTGGGCGTCCCCGCCATCGGTGACCCCCTGGCGGTCATCGACATCGACTACGAGGGTGCGGGCGTCGTCCGCCGCGGCCTCTGCTCCATCGGCGAGGCCAACTTCGTCGCTCTCGGGCTGACCTACCCCCTCGACTACCAGGTCGTGGGTCGTGTCACGTTCGTGGACGCCACCCTCGAGCGGATCCGCGCGGTCCGTGTCTACAGCTAGACCCTGAGAAGGGCAAAGGAGAACACCATGTCGCGTCCCGCAGACATCCTGAACCGCCTCTTCTCGCAGAAGGTCGAAACCGCGGAAGGCAAGGAGAAGATCGCCGAGTACGGCGGCACCTACATCCGCGACCACCTCCGCGAGGTGAGTTTCGCCCGCAAGGTCGTCCCGCCGCAGCAGGTCACCAAGGCCGACTGCCAGCGGAGCGTCTCGCACGACACCCTCGTCAAGATCGTGGACATCGAGCCCCAGAGCCGGGCCATGGCCATCACCTTCCGCGGACACCCGACCGCGCGGTACATCTCCGCGCCTCGGTTCGAGATCCCCTTCTACACGATCTCCTCGGAGAAGTTCGAGAAGACCGAGCAGGAGCTCCTGGCCTACGAGATGCCCATCACCAAGGTCATCGAGGACAACACGGCCAAGGACATCCAGGAGATCGAGGACCGTGAGTTCCTGCTGCACATCGAGGCCTGCATCGAGGCCGTGCAGACGGAGAACAACGGCGGCATCGCCGTCGCGTTCAACCGCACCAACGTCAACGCCGGCGCCGTGGTGGGTGCCTCCAAGGTCAAGGGCCTCAACTCCCTGACCCTGGGCGGCGCGGACGACTTCGAGGTGCGGCCCATCCTGCGGCCCGACATCGTCAACCTGCGCAAGCTGCTCAGCCGCAACCGGCTGCGCCCCGAGCGCATGCTGATGACCGAGCCGGACTTCGAGGACGTGCTGCAGTGGACCATCGAGGACTTCGGAGACAAGATCCAGTCCGAGACGGTGGTCGACGGCTACAAGTACAACATGCTCCTCGGCACCAACTTCATCCGCACGATCAAGACCGACATCCTGCGGGACGGCAACGTGTACATCTTCACGAAGCCGGAGTTCTTCGGACGGTTCTACATCCTGAACCAGACGAAGTTCTACATCGACAAGAAGGCCAACGTCCTCTTCTGGCAGGCCTGGGAGGACATCGGCATGGGGTTCGGAAACATCGCCTCCGTGCGCAAGCTCGAGCTGTACCGCGGCTCGGTCATCACGGGTGCGACCGACGTGGGCTTCGCCGGCCGTCAGCCGGTGGCGGAGACCGCCCTGGGCGCGATGCAGAACCGCGCCGCCGACGGCCTGACGTTCCCGCAGGTCAATCAGTTTTGAACCCCCGTAGGTGAAGCGGCTTGACCTTTCGGGGTCGGCCGCGTAGCCTACGGACATGAGTTCAAAACACACCACAGACTACCGCCGCCGTGAGGCCCGAAAGCGGGCCTCCGGCGAGCTCCCCCCCGACAACTGCACTACACCGGGCTGCTACAACAAGCGGGAGCACCCCTACAAGAAGTGCCGTAAGTGCCTCGACTACCACCGAGAGTACAAACGCAGGTACCGCAAGAAGCAGGAAAAGCGCCCAGGTACGTGCTCCAAGGCCGACTGCAACCACCCCACAGATGGGGAGCACAAGTTGTGCACACGCTGCAGGAGGCAGATTCGGGAGCGTCAGCGCAACAACCCAGGGTATGCCCGCAAGCACAAGGCCATGCGCGCCCGGGTCAAGGCGGAGGCCCTTGATTACTACGGACGGGTCTGCCAGTGCTGTGGCGAGGAGCATGAGGAGTTCCTGACCCTTGACCACATCGATGGGGGAGGCGCCCGCCACACCACTCCCTCCGGTAAGACCCGATACCGGGGACCGCAGCTCTATGCCTGGCTCAAGCGGAACGGGTGGCCCGATGGGTTCCGGACGCTGTGCCATACCTGCAACTTCACGTTAGGCCACTTCGGGTACTGCCCGCACAGCGACCTAACCCAGCGTACAAACACGGGCAGGCCGCCTAAGGGCTACCGTCCCTCGAAGGAAGACCGGGAGAAGCGTGCAGCTCGACACCGTCGCCTCAAGCTGGAGGTGATGAACGCCTACGGCGGACCCAAGTGCTCCTGCCCTGGGTGCACCGAGGACAACCTGGGGTGCTTGTCCATCGACCACCTTGGGTCCGGCGCGGACCACCGAGAAGAGGTCAACGGGGACCGCAGGGATGGGAGAAACCTGTACTCCTGGCTCAAGCGGCACGACTTCCCACCCGGCTACCGCGTGCTCTGCCACAACTGCAATTTTGCCCACGGGCACTTGGGGTACTGTCCGCATCAGGACTGAGGGTACGCTCCTTCTTGCCACTACAGGTGAGCCTCTACTAGTATCGGGGGGTCGCCACTCAAGTTGAAAGGGGCCCTGGACATGTCCACCTTCCACGTCCTCAAGACCCGCAACGCTCCCCCGAGCCTCTTCGCCGCTGGCAAGGGTGTGGGCCGCAGGTTCCCCCTCGTCCTGACCGCCGTCGAGCACAAGCAGCACAGGGCAGAGCTGCTGCGGCTCAAGGGCCAGGGCTACATCACCATCGAAGAGGTCCCCGAGCTCACTCTCGAGACCTCCGACGGACGCACCGTCGAGGACATCCTCGTCGAGGCCACCCCGGAGCCCGAGCCGGTGACGGAGGAGCTCGCCGAGGAGATCGACGAGGCACGGGCCGAGCCGGAGGCCGAGGCCCTCGACGAGAAGCCCGAAGAGGTCGTCGAGGTTCCCCCGGAGCCCGATCCGGAGGTGTACGACCTCTCCCTCCTGGACCAGTCCGTCAAGGCCCTCATCCAGGACCTGGACGTGATCGACGACCCCGGATGGCTCCGTGCGCTGCGCGCGGCGGAGAACCTGGGCAAGACCCGCAAGAGCGCCGTAGCCGCCATCAAGGAGCGCCTCGAAGCGCTGGAGGGCTGACCCATGGCCAAGTCGAAGAGGATCAGCATCTACAACCTGACGGACGTCCAGGCGCGGCCCACGCCGCTGAAGATGTTCCGCCAGTTCATCGCCCCCGGTGGGAAGATGATCGTCCCGGTCTCCAAGCTGAAGACGCGCTCGGAGCAGAAGCGCCTGGCGCGGCTGCAGGAGAGTCGGAGCATCTTCGTCGGAGACGCGCCCCCGGCGTGGTACGTCAACGCCAAGAAGATGGCCAAGCTCGAGCGCCGCCAGGCACAGGCCTACGCTCCCCTGGAGGCCCCCGCTCCGGAGCCCGAAGCCCCTGCGACAGTCTGTCGCGACGACGTCATGAAGGTCTTGCGCAAGCGGACCAAGGGCGACCTCGCGGCGCTGGCGGAGCTGCTCGGGCGGCCGGACGTCACCGAGGAGATGACCAAGGCGAAGATGCTCACCACCCTCGAGGCCGGCATGGACGAGGTCATGCCCCTGACAGCACCACTGGAGAAGTACCTGGAGGGCTGACGTGGTCGAACCCACACTCACGATGGCTCGTGCGGTCCAGCTGGTGCGGCTGGTCATGCGGGACTACCCCGAGCTCAACCGCCTCATCCGCGGTGAGGAGCACAGCGACCGCCTGGTCGCTTGGGCCATCATGGACGTGCTGGACGACTGGAACACGACGCCTCCGCTCATCGGGAACGTGACCATCACGACCTTCCCCTCGGTGCGTCTCCTGGTGAAGGGTGCCATCGCGCAGCTGCTGACCTCGGTCGGGCTGCTGTCCACTCGCAACGCCGTGGCCTTCTCGGATGGAGGCTTCTCGTACAACACGGACAAGACCCGGGCCCTCACAACCTGGATCCAGCTGTTCCAGAACGAGTACGAGAAGAAGAAGCTGCGCCTCAAGACCGCGCAGAACATCCAGGGTGGCTTCGGCGGCGGAGTCCACAGCGAGTACAACTGGATCCACTCAGGGTGGTATGGAGACTGGGATGCGCTGCGCAACCGATAGTTCGCTGGGCCAGGCACTGCTCAAGTTGGCAGTGGTGCGGGCCGGTGCCCCCATCCCCACCTCGTCTGGGATGCCCGAGACCATCCCGGTGACGACGATGTGGGGGCGGGTCCACGGGAAGAAGTTCAAGACCCAGGCCGAGTTGCTGACGCACCTGAACAAGAAGCTCGGCCCGGGGGGCATCCAGACCGTCAATGGCGCTCCGGCGTACGTCCCCAGTGACCCGGATGGCACGTCGGTTCCCCTCATGTCGCGCAAAGGGAAGTTCACGTACATGAAGCCCCACCTGATGCGCCAGGTAAACCGCAAGGCTCGTCGTCGTGGGCTGTTGCCCCCCAAGGAGAAGAAGGCCGGGGGGTTTGGGGTGGGCCGCATCAGCCGACTTGCCCGCGAGATTGGTCCAGTCGGCGACGTCCTCGCCCGCCGTGGCGCTGCTCAGGCCCGTGCTCTCACGCCCCTGGAGGCCGCGAAGGCGATGCTGAAGCAGCCAGCTGTATCAGCTACGCCGGACGCGGAGGCACTGGCGCTGGCCAAGGGTATCGACCCGGACCTGTTCAAGCTCTTCGGGCAGCTCAAGACGGGCGCGGCCAGGCACACGATGGCGGATCTGTCTCCCGCAGGGGCCTCCCTGATGCGCAAGTACATGGCAGACCCCACCGTTGGGTCCCTGAAGAACTTCACGGACCTGGACATCACGGAGGCGGCCATGCACTTCGGCAACAAGGCCCCCCTGAAGTCCTTCCTGAAGGAGGCCCAGGCTCCTGCTGCCATGGAGGCAGTGATGAGCGCATGGGCTCGGCTCCCCACCGCCGCGAAGGGCGCGATCATCGGTGCCCCCATCGGTGCGCTGACTACGGGTGGCGGGGAGCTGATGCTCAACCGCAAGATGGACGACGGTAGCTCGGCGGCCCAGCACATGTATGGGTCGATGGCTGACCGCGCGCGTCGGATGCGTGACTCCTCGGAGGACCCCGGCTTCGCCCGCAAGCTCCTGGCCGAGACGGGCGGACACGCCGAGAACCTGGCCGACATCACGACGGAGCATCCCGTCAAGTCGGCCCTCATCGCGGCCTTGCTGGGCAGCGCACTTGGCGCTGGAGCAGGGGCCGCCACCGGAGCTACACTCAGGATGCTGCCCCAGGCGGCGTCAGCTGTGAGGTGAATCATGTTGGACCGTTGGCTCGAAGAACTGGCCCGGGACGAGGAGGAGAGCGAGAAGCTCGCCTCCATGGAGGACACGTTCTCCAACCTGAGCACCCCAGAGCTGATGAAGCTGGCTGGCGTGGAGAAGGAGGCGCTCGCGCCCTCCACGATCCAGCTGCCCACACCGCCTCCGGCGACGCAGCCGGGGTCGCCCCCGATCCCGGAGGAGCCCCCCATGCCGATGGGTGAGGAGACGCCCCCGGAGGAGATGATGCCGGAGGAAGAGGCGGGCCCCGAGACCGCGGGCGCCGCCGTGGCCGAGGAAGCCGCCACGCCACTGGCAGGTGGAGCCCCGGTCACGCCCGGCCAGGTCGGTGCCGCCGTCGGTTCCGGTGTCGCCACCGTCATGGAGATGATGGGTGCCCTCTCGGCTGGTGCCGAGCAGATGGCTGCCGAGGAGATGCCGCCCGAGCCCTCCCCCGAGGAGCAGGCGATGATGGAGCAGCAGATGGCGGAGGACGAGGCTGCCCAGATGCAGCCGGCCGCCGAGCAGGCCGCGCCGCCTCCGCCGCCTCCCGCTCCCGGGCCGATGCCCGCGTCCAACCCCGCCGTCGGTGGCGCGGGTGGCATGAGCATGCCGCCGGGTGCCGGTCCATCCGGCGCGCAGATGCCAGGGATGGGTGGCATGGGTGGCATGGGCATGCCGGGGATGACCCCCAAGATGAGCTCGGTGCAGCCGGGCTCCCTGCGGGCGAAGCTGGCCGAGGTGCTGGCGGACAAGGAGGAGACCCCTCCCGTGGACCCTACCGTAGGGGCTGATCCGGTCAAGACCGGCTCGGCCCTGCCCCTGGAGGTGTACGAGTCGGCCATCACCAAGACCGCGCAGGCGGAGGGGATGGAGAAGGACGCCTGGTTCGTCGTACCCATCGGCCAGGGGCGCCCCAAGCGGAAGAGCGACCCCGGCGGCTTCGGGCGCGGCGGCAAGCCGGTCAAGGCGGCCTTCGGCGCCTTCGGGAAGGCCAAGTCCAAGGGCCTGGGAGCGGTCAAGGACCTCCTGCAGGAGGCCAGCGACTCCATCTTCAGCGACAGGAAGCTCCTCGTCCGCACCCCGGACAAGGACTACAAGCTGAAGAAGCGGCGCCACAAGGAGATCTACTTCAACGAGCTCCAGCAGCTGGCCCAGAAGCACTACACCTTCCAGCTGAGCAAGAAGGGCTCCGCAGAGGAGGGCACCGAGAAGGACGCCTTCGTGGCGGAGACGGCTCTCACGGCAGGCGGGGTGCTCCTCGGGTGGGGCGTTGCCGGGAAGAAGGGCACCCAGAAGGCGAAGGACGGGAAGCCCCGACCCTCGTCTCTCGGCGGCCTGAAGGTGCTCATCCCCCTGGTGGGCCCGACCCTGGCCGGCGCGCACTACAAGAACATGGACACGTGGCAGGAGGAGCACCTCAAGCAGATCGACCTCGACAAGGAGTCCATCAAGGAGCGGGTGCGCCGCGGTGAGGACAAGGGCGTCCTGAAGGCGCGCCGCCGCGAGGCCGAGCGAGCACTGATCCGTGCATCGAGGGACTACAAGCGGGCCAAGAGGAAGGGCGGCGACACCTTCACCTTCGACTTCTCCCCCTCCGTGGAGAAGAACGCGTGGGTGTGGCCGGCCGCTCTCGGCGGCGCGGCGGGTCTCGCTGGCGGCATCGGCGGCACCCTCGGTGTCCAGAAGATCATGAAGGAGCGCAAGGAGGGCAAGATCGAGTCGGCCCTGCAGCAGCTTCCTGGACCGCTCGGTGAGTTCTACGCGGCCAACCCGGAGCGCCGGGACGAGGTCGCCGACTTCATGAGCCGGATGCCGGCCGCGGCCAAGAAGCCGATGGGCACCTTCGCCAACGTGCAGTTCGCCCCCATCTCCGACGAGATGCTGGGGCACATGGAGGAGCTCCAGAAGTCCGGCCATGTCCCCCCTACCTACGCCGGTGTGCTGGAGAAGCAGGCCGGCGCCGGTAGTGCCCTGCGCGGTATGGCAGAGGCGGCCAACCCCTTCGCTCGGTTCGCCAGACGTCGGGAGGGCCTCGAGGCCGCCGAGATGCTTCGTGCCTTCGCAGGAGGACCGGCCCCGAAGGCTACCCAGGTCAGTGGCACGGGCAGCGTCATCGAGGCGGCCTTGCCCGGCGGCGGGACCCGCTCGTTCACGCGCCCAGAGTGGCTGAAGCACATGGAGGAGCACACGGCGCTCGTCGACGACGCCCTCAAGCGGGCCCCAGGCCTTGAGGCCGGAGCCCGGCGTGAGGGGATGATCGGTGCTGGCCTGCTGGCAGCTCCGCCCCTGGCCATCGGTGGGTTGGCCGCAGGCGGTGGCCTGGCCATGAGTGGCATGGATGCCAACCCCAGCCGCAAGTACGACCGAGCCATCGCCAGGTCGGAGCGCCGGGCAGAGCGAGCCGAGCGCATGGCGGCGCGGTCCCAGGAGAAGGGAGCGAGCGCACAGCTCCGCCCCTTTGGCATTGAGAAGGTCGCCTTATGGGGCGGGCTCAAGGGACTCTTCACCCGTGGGGCGGATGACGTGGTGAGCGCTGCCACGAAGGCGAAGCCGCTCCCCGGGCAGCCGGGGTTCAAGGCGACGAAGTCGGGCCACCAAGCTGCGTCTGAGTTGGCTGCGGCCAACCGAGCCCCGATGGGCCTCAACGACTACTTGAAGTGGCAACAGAGCCAGGTCGTGAAGGCACCCGCGCGGGTACGAGAACCTGGCCGGCTCCGTGGGGGCGAGTGGATTGAGGGCGGCTTCCGCGCCGCTACGTGATAGGAGACCGCTTGATCGAGGTCACCAACATCAGGGTCCGGTCCTTCGACCTGGATCGACTCGACCTCTGGTGGGAGATCTCGACCACCTCGGAGGACCCGCAGGACTACGACCTGTTCGTGCTGCGGTCCACCTCCCCGCTGGGCCCCTACGAAGCGCTGCACGACCGGCCGCTGAGCGACATCTACCACTTCCGTGACACGCGCATGGGGCTGATGCACAACTGGCGTCAGCTCTACTACCGCATCCGGATGATCCACCGGGCCACCCAGGAGACCAAGGAGTTCCCAGAGGACCGTGGGGCCTCGGTGGATCCCCCGTTGGCTTTGGATGCCCTGGAGGCAGCTCGGTACGAGGAGATCCTCCTCAAGGAGAAGATGGGGCGGCCGTGCTGGCTGTTCAAGAAGCGCACCTTCGGGCCGCGCTGCCCCCACTGCTTCGACGCGCGCCTGCAGCGCAAGACGACCAAGCGCTGCGTGGCCTGCTACGGCGCGGGGTACATGCACGGGTTCATGGCGCCGATCCGGTTCTACTGCCAGGTCGACCCGTCGCCCCAGGCCAACCAGCAGTCGACCAACAGTGAGCAGCGGGAAGAGCACACGCTGGCACGGTGCATCTTCTTCCCGCCGGTCACCCCCGAGGATGTCCTCGTTGAGCTGGAGAACGTCCGCTGGCGCGTGGCCAAGGTGACACCCACCAAGCGGCTGGGCTCGGTCATCCACCAGGAGCTCAGGCTGCGCCGCATCCCGGAGGGAAGCATCGAGTACACCCTCCCCCTGGACGTGGACCTGGAGAACTTCGTGGGTAGCCCAGACAGGGAGTTCACCAACCCGCAGAACCTCGAGAACGCCAGCAGGCCGCACATGGACATGCGTGACCTGGAGGCGGTGTACAGGTGGGTGACACGATGAAGCCATCGATGGCCGCCTTCTGTGATGAGCTGAGCCACATCCTCCCGCTGGAGAAGCGGGCGGAGGGTGACGACAGTCTGTCGCCGGATGAGCCGCTGCCCCGCCAGGCCCCCTCGGGTGCCTACGAGTTCGCCCGCTACGGCCTCGCGGAGCCCCTGGCACGCGTGGGCATCCCTGCCGCCCTCGGCACGGGCGCCGGCTACCTCGCGGGAGGGGGCCTGTACCACGCGCTGCGCAGCACGCCGCACGTGGGGCCGTGGTTCCAGTCGCTGCCCCACCAGAACGTCGTCTCAGGCGGGCTGAAGGCCGCTGTGGGGCTGGGTGGGATGCTGACCGGGCTGGGGCTGGCGTGGAAGCGGCACCAGCTCTACAACGAGATCGAGCGCGCCCAGATGGAGCAGCGCGAGCAGGAGCAGCCGAGTGAGGGGTAGTGTCAAGCATGTAGATCCGCCCAACCTGGCACTGGACGAGGGTCCGGCGCAGTGGGCTGTCTACCTGTACACCTGCTTCCTCCAGGGCCTGTTCAACCACCTCCCCCATGGCTTCTTCCGGTGGGAGCCGGACGCCAAGGACACGGAGGTCGTCATCACGGGTGAGCAGCCGGACGAGGATGCCATCCAGAAGCACCCGCACATCGTCGTGCTCCGTGGCCCGTACAAGTGGGCCAACCTGAGCCTCGACAAGATGCGCGACACCGAATCGCTCACAGGGAACCGCACCCACACCGACCTCGTCTCGGGGACGATGGGTGTGTACTGCATCGCCGAGGAAGGCATGGAGGCTGGCCGTCTGGCGGACATCGTGTTTCGCGCCACGGTCTACCACCGTCGCCTGCTACAGAAAACGGGTGGATTCCACAAGATCGGACATGACCTCGCCGCCGGACCCGAAAGCCCACCGGGTGCCCTCATCAGGGACTCCAGTGAGGTGGAGGCCGTGATGGTGGAGGTTTCGGTGCCCTGGTTCCTCCAGTGGACCTGGACGTCTGAGCTGACGGTTCCGCCACAGAAGACCACGCTCGGCCTCATCTTTGACGAGCCCAGAGCCAGTGATGTCGTGAAGCCGCCGTTCGACGTGCTCAACGATGCGAAGCTGCTGGCACATTACGGGGTAGCCAATAACGAGGAAGCCGAGTCAGAATTTGGGCTGCGGGCGTTGTTGACGCCCTAGCTCATAGGAGATTGCCATGGCAGCTCTCGCAAAGCCCAACGTATCTGTCATCCAGGAGTTCGCGACGACGAGCCCGACGATCCTGGTCCCGACCCTGCGCCCGTGCGTGGTGGGACCGGCTCTCGAGGTCGTGGAGGTGCTGGACGATGCCGGCGCCATCAACGAGGACGCCAAGGATGGGGCCTACGACCAGTTCCAGCAGGTGGTCACGCAGACCTCCTTCCCCGACCCGCGGGGGAACCTCGACGAGCTCGACATCCAGGAGAGCACCATCCGGTCCTTCCTGACCTTCGGTGGCGCGCTGTACGAGCTGGACAACGGTGACTCCCTCTACGGGGACTACGGCTCGTCCTTCCTGGCCTTCGCCAACTGGGCGTCCCGGGCAACCATCATCGCGTCCGTGGTCGAGAACTACGCCTTCGGCGGGGGGATGCTGCTGTCCTTCTGCGTGGACAACCCCCTGCGGACCGACACCGCCAGCGACATCACGGTGGAGCTGACCGGGACGCTGACGGCCGAGGACGTGGCGGACGAGATCAACGACGCGGCGGGTGAGACCATCGCCTACGCGTGGGAGGACCCCCTCGCTCCGGGCAGCATCTTCCTGCTGCTGATGTCCAACACCTACGGCGCCGGCTCCTCCCTGACCATCCGCACGGGTAGCCAGGCTGCCGGGGTGCTGTACTCCGGTCTGCCGGCCGGCGGCA